TTAGCCGACATACTCAGGTTTCATATCCAGCAGCGTGATGCTGAATTTCTCGTACAGCTCATCGCCCAGGTGGCGTTTTGCCGCCGTCAGGGTTTGCTCAGCCTTTGCGAATCGTTCAACGGCATCCGGTTCATTTGGCAGCGGAAGGGAGTTGATCGCCGCTTCGACTTTGTTTCGCGCATCCACCAGGTAGTAGCGCTTCACGGCTTTGTTTTTCAGTTCAGTAAACAGGGCGGTGCCCAGTCTGGCTTTCGCTGCTTCGATATCCACACGTACAGCTTTCGCGCTGTCGACGTCTTCAGCGGCTTCAATGCGGTCGCGGAATTCATCGGCCAGGGCATCGATATTTGTTGTAGTCTCCTGTGCGCTGGTGGTGGTTACCTCAGCGGTAATTTCCTGCACGCTCATGCGTTGCACAGGGGCTGGATTGATTTCTTTTTCTTCCCGATACGAAAGATCATCAGCATCCTGAAAACCCATTACTGCAGCAGGGCAATATGCTTTAGCCCAGTATTTTGTGGCGAGGTAAAGGATCTGCTGCTTTGGGTTAGTTACCCACAATGGTGAGTTCCTGATTGCTACGCTTGAGAGATAAAGCTTTTCACCCCAAGTTATTTCACTTTCGCCTTTGATAATGGCGCCAGCGCGAATAAACAGGCCGAGCTCATCTTCATCATTCCAGTCACGTACGCGCACAGTTGTTTCGTAAGTTCCTTTGCTACCGGTTTTCTTAACGGTTGTGTCTTTGCTGCGGAGGCATTTCTCCCAGTCACCTCCGTATTCGTAATGGAAGCGTCCACGAATAGCACCAGAACTTGTTAAGATGGCGCTGATAAGCTGTGCCTCATACCCGAGTTTACCGCCTACAAAAAACGTCTTTTGTGCAACAGCGTAAGGGTTCATTCCCCACTGCATAGCCTGCATAACAATCGCCATGCAGTCAGCGGGCTTCCCGACAAGGTGGTCAGGAATGGCAATCGTTGCATCGGCCATGAGGTTGGCAAAGGCCGTTAATTGCCCCAAAGCCTGGACGTTGAAAATAGAATTGCTTGCTGAAATAGTATTCGGCGCCTGCTGTTCAGCAGTGATGATATTGGTGTTTTCCATCGTCATTCCCCTTAAGCCTTGCGCAGCGCTTCGAGGCGGCGCGCATCGTAGTCGTTCAGTTCGTCGGCGTAATCGTCAACAATCGGTGCTGGCCATTCGCCGGTATCGAATGCGTTCGCGATTGCGCGCATGGTAGTGCGGTATTCAAGCGCACCCAGCTCCAGCAGTTCCTGGCTGGCTTCGACAATGGCTATCCAGTGATAACCTTCGTCTTTGTTAACGAAAATCCAGAAGAACTGGTCCAGTGCTGCTGTTTCGGTATACATGGCCGCACTCAGGTGATAATCGCGGTCAATAATTTCCCGGTGCAGCCGGGCACGCAGGCCGGACTGCTTCACGTTCCACATGCTGATCGTCTTGAGGTCAGCCCCGATGCGGATGCCGTTCATATCGATTTCAAGGTCAGGGCGTACGCGGATTTCCAGCCCGGTTTCTTCGTCGATCCCGAAATAGCTGACTTCAACTGCACGCTCCGGGTGCGTCAGGAACTTGCCGGCGGTCGGGTGGGCCAGTAACGCCGACTGAATAGCCCGGGCGGTTGCCAGCTGCTGGCGCGTTACCAGAATTTTTTCCTCCGGATTTTCGCGCCAGGCATCCAGCAGTTCGTCTGCAAACACCGCATCCGGTTTGACCGTCTTCACCGCCTGTATCAGGTCGGCTTTGGTACCTGATACTTTCAGAGATGCTGGTTTCTGAGCCTCCTGCGCCACCAGGTCAGGATTGATGATCGCCAGCTGCTCCAGTAGCGCATCACGGCTACCGCTGGTTTTCACCGGCGCGGGCAGGGTGGCGTTGTACTCCTTAATGCAGGCTTTCATTGCCGTCGCCGTCTGCTTCTGGTCAGGCTCAATACGCTGATAATCAGCAGGCAGAGCCATATAGCTCTGCGCAGTCTCTTCCAGACTGCCGCCCAGCGGCACTGGAGCTGTCAGGGTGGCGTTGTGCTCTTCCAGCAGCGCTTTGATATCATCAGCGCTCAGCAGCGCCGGCAGGCTGGCGTTGTGTTCGTCGATAAACGCGCGCAGCGTTGTGGTGGTGGTGAACGCACCCTGCGGGATTTCAGGTTCAATACTGAATTCTGTGTGCAGGTTCTCCGGTTGCAGTGCCAGCGCATGCACCAGGTTACCCATATCCAGCACTTTGGACTGCTCGCGGGAAATGGTCTTTTCAACGTGGCGCGCATTGAAATACATCAGCGATACACGAGCATCTTTCACCATGGTTGAGCTGATACCGTTCGCGGCGTGGTAAACGTTATTCGGTAAACCTTCATAACGGCCTGGTTCGAAGAAAGACGGGTACTCAATAGCTTCTGGTTCAGTTTCTGGCGAAGATGGCTCGCTTTGTTGCTGATCCGGTTCAGACTGGGCCGGTTTAACAGATTCCTGGTTCGTTTCCGGCTCAGTGTGGTTAGCCAGGCGCGGAGCGTTAGCCGCGAAAATATTGGCAGCGTTTACGGCATCTGCCTGCGGATGATCTTCATCAGCGCTTTCGCCTGTTGAAACCGGTGTACCAGCCGGGATTTCGTTACTGACAGCCGTTTCCATCTGCACATTTTCGGTAACCTCCAGTTCTTCGCGTAGGCCTTCGGCCATTTCCTGATAAGTGGCGTCGCCCATTACGGGGCCGTTGTCCGGATTAATCGGGGCGTTACCAGTCAGCCCTTCGATGGAGAACACTCCAGCGCCGAGGTTTTCAACTTTCGGCTGTGACGCTGCTTCGTCAACCCGGCGACGTGCCCCTTCTTCACGGACTCGCTGTAAGTTTTCTTCGTGAGTACAGAAAGATTTACGTGGCGTTTTATCCCATTTCGGATCCGCCGGGTCGCTGATGCCCTCAACATATTCGCCGCGGTCAGCCGCCAGTTGTTTATCCAGGGTTGCACGGTTGAATTGCGCAGCCTCTACAGTTTCAATATCTGGCTTGTCGTGCTGGTGTTCTTTCAGGTTTGCGCTGATGTAGGTTTGGAGGCTGACCGGGAAATGATGGACGTTTTCGGCGGCACCACGTATCAAGGCGAAAATGGCAGCGCGCGAATAGTCCAGGATGCCCGCTGTTTTGCGCAGTGCGGCTGACCATTCCCTGAACGGGCTTTCTTTTTTCTCAATGATTTCTCTGGCTCGGCGGTGAATAGCCCCCGGGATGTTGTAGATATCGAAATCCATGGGCAGCGTCGCGGCTGCAATTTCATAATCCAGCGTTTCCAGGGTGTGCGCATAATCCTGGCTGCGATCTGTCACGATGCCGCCGCCAGCGTTCGTGCCAGTGTCTGTGCGCTGAATGGCGGAAATGCGGTTACCTTTGGCCCATTCCTTCACAAGCAGACCTTTGTCGACATACGCGGTTTCGCTCCAGGCTTTCAGGAACTGCAGCATTACGCCAAGCTCAGGCAATTTTTTATCCTGCGGGAACACTTCCCTGACCGCGTCGGTCAGTTTCCATAGGTCGTATTCCCTGACGTCTTTCAGGGAAGGGGTGTTTTCAGCGGCCAGGAGCAGGTTTTGTACGTACGAGTTATCCACGTCCATTTCCAGTGCAATAAGGGCATTTTTCTGCTCTGCCTGGATGTGGTAGGCGTATTCGCTTTCAGAGATAAACTGAGCGAGTAGACGCTGGCGGAATGGCAGGGTTGCCACGGTGATAAGCTCTGGAATTTCCGCATCATGCAATTTCTGAACAATGTCAGTTGCGGAGGCGGTGGTACTATTAATTTCAGGCCAGTCATGAACTATATCAGCCCACTCTTTAACGAGTTGGGAACGATCACCCGCTTCAGCTTCCACCCAGGCTGTAATAAATCCGTTGATGGCGCTTACTTCGTGGTTCTGCTCCAGTGGGAATAATTCTTTTACAGCCTGAATGAGTTTCCACTCAACATGCGCAGAAAGTTCATCAATGCCTGGTACCTCCCGGCAGGCCTGCAGCAGATTCTGGATATAGATATTGCTTTCGTCCGCCTCAGCTGCGCCGATCTGTACGTGCACAGCTTCAATGATTTCTTTTTCTTCGGTGTCGTTAAGCAGGTGTGCAATCAGGCGCTGCGGCAGGCGCAGCCGTGCTACCGGGCGGAGCAGTGCAGGTGCGTCGGCAGCCGGCGCACTGGCATTACCGGTATCGTCTGCCAGCTGCGCGCGCTCGTCCTGGATATTTATTGAATCCGCGGCTTTTGATATTTGACTCCATGACTTCCCGTCTTCGCCGAGTTCGTAACGATCGCACCAGGTATCATCCAGAACGCGCTCGGCGGGCAGGTCGTCGACAACAAGCCAGTTTGTACGGACCGGCAGCTGGTAATCCGCGCCGCGACCGACTTCGATTTCGGCATCTTCCAGGATGTTCTCGATTTCACGCTGGGCGCGTGAGTCGGATTTTGCAGAGAACCAGCAAAACAGGTTTTTTGCTCCTGACTTCGCTTTTGCCTTAATGAGAAACGCATATGTGTTCATTGCGTCTGAGCTCCTTTGGGTTGTAAGATCCCCGGCGCTTGTAAGAGCCGCCTTCGGTTTAGGTGAAAAATTCCGGTATGCTTTGGTCGGTGTTACCGGACGTAAGGCCCGCTTCGGCGGGTTTTTGCGTTTATGGCTCGTGAGCCATCTGATCGTGCCCGGCGCACTGCCTGGAGCAGTAATGCCGTTCTTCGCGGGCAAGCATGTTGCCGCGCAGTAAAAGCAGGGTGCTTTTCATTTCATCGCCTGGCTGAAGGAGGCTTCTGCAGTAGGCGCATTTCGCACCGGTGGTTTCCTGACCGTGAATCATCGGATCCCCCCAGCCATTCAGTAAAACTTCCACAAGACAATCGTTGATACGTATGGCGCCGCGCATGGTGCGCAGGTAAACGTATTTGCCGCGAACTGCTGACACATTCCAGGTGTGCCCGTCGTGCTTTGCCAGCATTCCCGGAACCACACACTGGCGAATGATGTGCATCGTGCCGTAGTGTTGATTAACCATCTCACCCTCTGCCGTTATCGCCCGGCTGGCGGAACGTTGCTGATTATCGGCGCATTAAATGGTCTTCGTCGGTAGTGCCAGACGCTGATCTTCTGGTTGCCGTCGGTGCGGCTGCAGATTCACCACCACGAAGACCACTGTTTGCTGATGCGGTAAATTTAAGACAACTTAAATTAATGGTCAAGAGTATTTTTGAAGAAAACTTAAATTTAGGTATGTGACTTGATTTTTCTAACCACAGGAGATTTGTTGGTATTAAAAAAGGGCCGGACGGCCCTTAGGGTAGGTTTGGAATTTTTGCGTCAACGACAACGCCAATTATTTTACAGTTGCCGTTTATTTCGGTCATTTGATATTGAGGATTAAGTGGCTTGAGGTATTGCCTTCCGGCATCAATCACGTACTTTTTAAAGGTTGCCTCATTAACACCTTCCAACTTTGCCACTACTAACTTTCCATTGCGAGGCTCAACTTCTGGGTCAACTAATATTACCATTCCTTCAGGGATACTTAATCCCGCAGAAGCGGTCATTGAATCGCCCTGGACAGTCAACCAAAAAGAATCTTCAGAACATTCAACGGTTGTTTCGTACCAGTTATCGATGGCTTTTCGATGATAGGGTTCTACAGCTTCCATCCATTGCCCCGCGCTTACCCAGCTTATTAAGGGGTAGCTCCCCTTAGGTTCATGTGCCGCATGAAATGCAACGTTAGAAGTACTCGTGTCTCCTTTGAGAAGATAATCAGGTGAACAACGCAAGGCTCTTGCCAAAGAAAGTAAGTTTTCACCCTTAGGTTCCGTCTCTTCTCTTTCCCACTGAGAAATGGCTGCGTTTGATACGCCAACCATTTTTCCAAGGGCGGCCTGTCTAATTTTCAACTCTTTGCGCCGCGCACGTATGCGTTCGCCCATCGTTTGTCTTGTCATAGTTAAGATATCTTAAATCCTCTTGACTTAAGATTCCTTTAGTTGATAATTTAAGTGTTCTTTAATTAATAGGTGCCGCAATGTACAAAAAAGACGTTGTTCAACACTTTGGCAGTCAGCGTGCTGTTGCTCGTGCGCTTGGACTAAGCGAATCAGCAGTATCTCAGTGGAAATCAGTAATCCCTGAAAATGATGCGTTCAAGCTTGAAGCGATCACATCTGGAGCCCTAAAGCGAAACCCCGACCTTTATAACCGAGCAGCTTGATCTGGCTGCTCAGCACAACGAGGACTTTCATCAATGGTGAACCACTATGCAATCACTCGCGTACCAGCAGAGTAACAACAACTTACAACGAGCCGTGAGATTTGAATCTCACACTAAAACGCCCCAAGTGGACGATCACGCAAACCTTTGTTCGGCAGTTCGTTGCTGGGCAAATGAGATGGGTGGCCAGTTATTCGTTGCAATGATCGTCGCCGATGCCTGGCGGGAAATGGGCGGGGAAGGTATCGAAATTTCGGCTGAGCCTCTGGTGTGGCGAACGAAGCTTTTCCGCTGGCTGGATAACCGCAATAACTCACCCGACGCGCGGGCCAACATCGTCAGACTGCGTCCGGCAATCCTGGGTCAGATGCCGGACGTTATCAAACGCCGGTTTGGTTACGAGGCGGAGCCAACTGAAGCGGAGCTGGTTGTTGCGGCCATCAAGGAATGCAGCGAAGCACACCAGGCAAAGTTGCTGGGATCACCTGTGCACAAGCTCGAAAAAGAAGTTCGAGAGGCAGCTGAGTCGGTCCTTCGATTTCTGCCGGCGGATTCTCTCGGTGTGGTTCTCAACAGCCTGATGGCAATGATTCCGCAGGTGATGTGAGGCCGCTTATGAACCACGAGCAATTTATCGAGAAGCACGTCCGCGAAGAGCTTATTCGCCTGGGTTTTCCTGTGCCGCTGGCTCAGGGGGGGGCATTCCAGGCCGTGGATTTATACAGGCGCATGTCTCAGGCAAGCCGTAAGGGGAAAATTTTTGATGATGTTTTACGACACGCGAAGTTGTGGGCGGAGAAACAAACAACCTCAGCCGACAGGTTCGAAGAAAAGCGCGTTAAGCGTACCGAACAGCGCGGGCTGTTCTGAAAGGGTGAAGACCGATGTGCGCCAACACTTCGGCCTTCGGGTGCAATCACGACACGCAATTACGAGGCGAGTATGTCAAACACTGCTGAAGTAATCAATTTTCCCATGAAAACTACCGAGAACGCAGGGGGGCTTATGGCCGACCTGTCCAACGGGTATACCAAAATCGCCAATGAAATTCAGAAGCTCAAACCTCGCCTCAGAATGTCGGGCAGGGAGTGGCAGTGTTTCGAGGCGGTTATCTGGCTGACCTATGGATGGAACAAAAAACAGGACCGGGTCACAAACACTGTGATTTCAGGGCTTACCGGGCTAAGCGACAGCCATGTTTCTGATGCGATCAAATCGCTTGTGGAACGCGGCGTTATTTTCAGCCATAAGCAGGGAGTGATGAAAATCGTTGGTATAAATACTGACCTTTCCGCCTGGATTTTAGACAAACCGAAAACGGGAAAAGTTTTCCCGGAAACAGGAAAAACCTTCCCGGAATCGGGAAAAACCTTCCCGGAAACGGTAGACACCCAATACAAGAACAAGAACAGTATTAAAAGATCTTCGTCTGAGAATTCTGGCGAATCCTCCGACACCCGTCTGAAAAAGTTTTTATCAGCACATCCTGAAGCAGAAATTTACACCCCTAACGGCGCCAAGTGGGGAACTGCTGAAGACCGGCAATGTGCGGAGTGGATTATTACTCTGGTAGAAAAAATCAAACCTTCCCCGAAGAAACCTGTCCTGATCGCCTGGGCGAACGACGTGCGCCTGATGCGGGAGCTGGACGGGCGCAGTCATCGCGAAATTTGCGAACTGTTCCGCTGGGCAAGTCAGGACGCTTTCTGGTGCACGAATATTCTCTCCCCCGCAAAGCTTCGCGCTAAGTGGGACACGCTAAGCCTGCAACGCGATGCTGGTGGACGTCGTTCCACTTCCGGCAATGCCCAGGGTATCGACTTCAACAACACAGACTGGATTAACGGGGTGTTCGATGAAAACCTTCGCTGAAAGCATGCAGAACTACGATCGCGAGAACTTCCGCCGTGTAGCGCAAGGAATGCCCGAAGTGCAGGACGCAAGGCACCAGGTTCAACAGGCCGAGCAGGTGGCTGTGATTTTCAATTCGCTGTTCGCGCAGCTTCGCGCCGCGTTCCCGGCAGCAGTGGCGACCATCCGTACCCAGGACGAGTTTGATGAAATCCGTCGCCAGTGGCTGCTGGCGCTGGGCGAAGCCGGGATCGTCAACATGGCGCAGGTGGATGCCGGTATGCGCATTGCCCGCACTCAGGAAAAACCGTTTCTGCCGTCCCCTGGTCAGTTCGTGGCATGGTGCCGCGCCGGGGAAAGCGCCGCCGTGGGTCTTCCTGACCAGAACGAGCTGGTAAAGCTGATTTACGAGTACTGCCGCAACCGCAGCCGTTACAGCGATGCCGAGTCGTATCCGTGGCCTGACAACGACGTCACCCCGCGCACCGTGAAATATCGTGCCAGCTACTGGCTGGTCACAACCCTGTACCAGCAGATGCGTTCCTACGGGCTCACCGATATGGAACTTAACCGCAAAGCCGGTGAGGAGCTGGCAAAAATGGTGAAACGCATTCGCGCTGGTGAAGTGATTCCTGAGCCGGTTGCGCGTCTGCCAGTGCTGGGCAGCAAACCTGTTACGCGTGAGCAGGGTATGGCGAAAATTCAGGAAATCCGGGCGAAGTTTGGGCTTAAAGGCGGGAGGGCGTAACCATGCGCAGTAAAGACCAGCTGGCGGTGATCGCTTTTCTTGAAGCGAATAAAACCGCTACGCCCCGGAAGCTCGAGCGCCAGCTCGGCTGGACCAACAAACATACTCACGCCATCCTGGGCCGCCTGGTGCGGATCGGCATTATAAAAAACATCGGCAGGCCGGCGCATCCCGATTACCGCCTGGTGCAACGCTGGCAGGCAAAAATTAGCTCACCTAAGGCTAAGAAATCTAAACCTGCAGCGCCGTCCGTAGTGTCAATATGCCGCCAGAACTGGCAGGGCTATCACATCCATAAAATCTTCGGGAGTTCCCGCGCATGAAAGACATGACCCATGAGCAGTTGATTCGCGCCACCTACGTGGTCGCTAAGTTTAAAGATCCGGAGACAGCGAAGCTGCTGAACGAACTGGCGGGGCGACTGGACTGTGCGCTGGTAGCGGCGCGTACGGCCTGTCTGGAACGTGACGCCGCTGTCAGAGCCGAAATCGAGTGGGAGACGACCATGCATCAGGCTACCGGCGCAGACAGCGTTGATGACGTGGTCAGCGTGATCGAGAAACTAAAATCAGACCTCGCGGATATGGCGTCGGAAAATCTGACCCTGAAAGAATCGACAAAAAACGGCGTGATCGAACCCCACCAGATGACCAGTCGTGGCGTTTCTATCGGTGTAAAAAATGTGATTGTAAATCGAGAAATCAAAACCCCGGCCACCGACGCATTCTGTAGCGAGCTACGGGCTCAGGGTGCCGACGAGTGTGTCCGCCAACTGGTTATCTCAGATGACGATTATTTTTCAGATGCGCCCAATGTCTGCGCAATGGTAGCGCACCAACTGCGCGGTAACAGCAATGGAGGTGCGTTGTGAGCAAATCACTTAACGCCCGTTGTATTCGTCGCTGGAAAATTCAGATGCGCAATGTGTGCGACTCGAAAGTAAACCCGTGGTGGCGCAAGCATCATCTTCGCGGTTACATCCGCGAGGCTGCGCTGACAACGGCTGACTGCATGGTGGACCGTCTGGCCTACAACAACGCAATGCATGATTTTTTCGCTGAAAACGGGGATGACTCTGGCTGGTCTCCTGAGTTTTCATCCTGGTACAACAGCAGGCGCCGCAAGCAGTACCTGAAAGAGGCTCGCGATTACCTTAACGAAGATGCCACCAATGACGAAATCGACGAGGAAATTCAGGACGAGCTGGAGGCCTGGAATGACTGAGCGCAGCATGAACACAACCGAACTACTGATCCAAAACGGTCAGCTGGTAGCGGATACGCTCCGCCATTTAGCTGATAACGAAATCGACTCGGATTATTTCGCTATCACGTCAACCAGTGAGAACGGCACTGAGATTGAGCACGAACTGGTTATTACAGATTACGCACTACGGGCGGCATCAACCGTGGACGCGCTGGTAGAGGCGCTGGAGAGTGCGCAGCGGACTATCTCAGCGTTGGAGCAAAAACTAGCTAAACCCGTGCTACTGCCAAAGACCAACGGCTACTGGACTGAGCAAGAAAAAGCGTATGAAGAAGCTATCACACTGGCCAAGCGACAGGTTCGTCTCGCGGGATTCCGGTGTGAGGGGGATGAATAGATGGCTATTTTCATGGAAGTGCGCTGTGAGGGGAGCGGCGATGTTGAGGGCTGCTTTTCGTACCGGAATGTCGGCTCGATGACGTCAGCACATGAAAGCGTTAAGGGTGTTTCTTTTGCGCTGGCACGTCTTAAAGAAGATTCACTTAGGAGCGGCTGGGTGTTGCACAAAGGTGAATTTTACTGCCCGGTATGCGCCAAAGCAAAAGCATGGGCTGGCATCAAATGCGAAGTGAAGGGGGAGTGAGTATGTCTGTGCAAACCGTTTTGGATATGTGCTGCGGCTCGCGCATGTTCTGGCATGACAAACACGACCCGCGCGCCGTCTTTTGCGATATTCGCGCTGAGGAGCACGTACTTTGCGATGAGCGCCGCTTGGTTATCAGCCCTGATGTAATCGCTGATTTTCGCGCGCTGCCGTTCGCCAACGCTACGTTTCCGGTGGTGGTCTTCGATCCGCCGCATCTTGAACGTGTTGGCCCGAACGGCTGGCAGGGCAAAAAGTACGGAAAATTGAACCGGGAAACCTGGCGCGAAGATTTGCGCGCCGGTTTCAGGGAAGCTTTCCGCGTTCTGAGTCCCAACGGGGTATTGATTTTCAAATGGAACGAGACGCAAATCCCGTTGAGCCAGGTCGTGGCCCTCACTGACGAGAAACCCGCTGTCTGGCAGAAGACCGGTAAAAACGACAAAACGCACTGGCTAATTTTCGTTAAGAGTGGTGCTGATGCCATAAGCGGCGAGCCAGACCACTTAATGCAGTACGCCACAAAACGCATCGTAGAGCTGGAAAGCCTGCTGCTGGTGGATGTGCCGGAAACAGTCTGGCCAGCAGAAGTCTGTATGGTCTATTCACAGATAGAAAGCGCCGGTGATCTCCCGGCGCACCACCAGCGCCGCCTGAAACATCACATCAACCGCATGTGGCTGGAAAAAATGCCGGTACCGGCGATTATCACTGCTGCCCGTTCGTTGGCTGCGGCCATGGAGAAATACGCGTGAGAGAAATCATTGTTGATAATTTTGCCGGTGGCGGCGGGGCGTCTACCGGTATTGAGCTGGCGACTGGCCGCAGCGTGGATATTGCCATCAACCACGACGAGAACGCCGTGGCGATGCACACCACGAATCACCCGGATACTTTGCACTACTGCGAATCGGTGTTTGATGTAAACCCGATGGCGGCGACAGCAGGCCGCCCGGTGGGGCTGGCATGGTTTAGCCCGGATTGCCGCCACTTCTCGAAGGCCAAGGGCTCAAAGCCGGTGGAGAAAGAAATTCGCGGTCTGGCGTGGATCGTTATTCGCTGGGCGCTGGCGGTGCGGCCACGCGTGATGATGCTGGAGAACGTCGAAGAGTTTAAAACGTGGGGGCCACTGCTGGACGCAGAAATGCGCCCGGATCCGACCCGCGCAGGTGAAACATTTGAGGCGTTCTGCGGGATGCTATCCTGTGGTGTTCCTGCCGGACATCCGGCGCTGGCAGAGTGCTGCGAGTTCCTGGGCATTGCCGCCGATGGGGAGCAGGCGCAGCAGCTGGTGGCCGGGCTCGGGTATTCTGTTGATCACCGCGAGCTGCGGGCGTGTGATTTTGGCGCACCGACAATCAGAAAGCGCTTTTTCATGGTGATGCGGTGCGATGGCGTGCCGGTGACCTGGCCGGAGCCGACACACGGCGATCCTAAATCGGCAGCAGTGCAAAACTGTAAGCTGAAAGCCTGGCGGACGGCGGCGGAATGTATCGACTGGTCTATCCCTGCACCGTCCATATTCGACCGTAAAAAGCCGCTGGCGGAAAACACCCTCAAACGAATTGCCCGGGGCATTCAGCGGTTCGTGATCGACAATGCGTCGCCGTTCATCGTGAAGTGTAATCACACCAGTAACCGAACCAGTTACGACTGTTTCCGTGGGCAGGCGCTGTCGGATCCGCTACAGACCATTACCAAAACACACGGTTATGCTGTCGCGGTACCGCACCTGACAAAATTCCGTACTGGCGCAACCGGACAGGAGGTTTGCGAACCGGTACCGACAATCACTGCCGGTACATCGAAGCGTCCGGGCGGAAACGGGCATGCGCTGGGTGTGGTGGAAGCCGCACTTACCCCGTTCCTGGCGGGTAATGGTGGCAGCGAATATCAGGCCAAACCGCGCCCGCTGGATAAACCCGCGCATACCATCCTGAAAGAGTCACGGTCATGCGTCGTTGCGCCAGTAATTGCCCGTCAGTTCGGTGCAAGCATCGGCCACCGGGCTGACGAACCGAGCGCCACGATTACCGCTGGTGGCGGTGGAAAATCGCAACTGATAACGCCGACGCTGATCCAGATGGGTTACGGCGAACGCCCCGGGCAGGAACCACGCGTGCTGCAACTGGACAATCCGCTGGGTACCGTTACTGCCGGCGGCAATAAGTTCGCGACGGTGAGCGCATTCCTGGCGAAGCATTACGGCGGGAATTACTCAGGGCCGGGCGTCGGGTTGGACGAACCAGCACACTCGGTCACCACCGTCGATCACCATGCTGTTGTTGCCTCACACCTGGTGAAGTTGCGCGGTACATGCCGGGACGGGCAGCGCACAGACGAACCTATGCCAACGGTCACCGCTGGTGGTCAGCACGTAGGGGAGGTGAAAACCACACTGGCAGCAGAAGGGTATGACGAGCACCGCGCGCAGCAAACGCTGGCGTTCCTGCGGGAGTATTGCGGCGAAGACTGCGACGGACTGGTAACCGTGGATGGCATCGTTTACCGCATCGTGGATATTGGTATGCGCATGCTGCAACCGCACGAACTTTACCGGGCGCAGGGTTTCCCGGAGTGGTACATCATTGACCGGGACTATCGCGGAGTGAAGTACGCAAAAGACAAACAAGTCGCCAGGTGCGGAAACGCGGTTCCGCCGCCGTTTGCTGAGGTGCTGGTAAGGGCGAATTTGCCGGAATTGTGCGGGGTAAAAGAGCAAGCAGCATGAACGATACGAAAGAAAAAACTTTCTGGTATTGAGTAATGCCTGAATCAGCAGTTGTACGCTAAAAAAGAGGGATATTAGCTGCATAATATTGATTTATAATGTAAATTTTATAGAAAAATTTTTTTCTTTCTGGGCGTTTGATAAGTTATTCACGCAAACCAATCCAAAAGGGGGATGTATGAGCGCGAGTGATTTAGCTATGTCAGAAGAAAGCTGGGCGATGGAAATGCTATGTAGATCAAACGTTTTATCCGAATGCCAACATCATGAATGCGTATACGTTGAAGAAGGGAATGACGTAGCATCGGCTTATAAATATGGAACTAAAGTATTTAAGGAAGACCCTGATAAAACTCCGTTTATGAGCCTCACAGAAGCAAGAGATTCAATAAAGATTGCGTTTGACGAGCATGGTGGAAATGACGAATGTCCACATTGCCAAAAAAAATGGGAAGAATGACACTCAAAATAACCGAGGTTTCGGCCAGAGAAACAACTGATATTTAACTCATGAAATCCGTATCGAAAAATTAATTATTTACAATCACATGGATGTGTTTTTCTTTTAAATAAACACATAACGCCACCATCGGCACAGGAGGACTACTTGCAAATCTACCTGATTAAGCATCTGGTCGGCGTATTATACCTGAATAAGCAGCCTCACATTATCGTGGTTTTTTAATATATGGGGTTTTAAACCACCAAAACCCTGTGCATAATACCAGTGTCAGCCTGAACAACTGACGCTGATTACCGGCGCTATGGAGAACACCATGGCGCAGCTACAACTCATTAAACAATCCTCAGGAATCCTGATCCCGGCTACGCCCGAGACCAGCGATTTTCTGCATTCAAAATGTAAGCTCGGTGCGGTACTTGAAGCCGAGTTCCGCCAGCTACGCAACCCGGCATTTCACCGTAAATTTTTCGCACTTCTCAATCTGGGTTTTGATTACTGGGAACCGACCGGCGGCGCAATATCTTCCAACGAACGCAAACTGGTTAACGGTTACGCCAGATACCTAGCCGCGTACGGCGGGAACGAAAGCGCACTTATGGATGCTGCTGAGCAATATCTGGATCAGGTGGCCAGCCGACGCATTATCAACGGCATCAGCCTTTGTAAATCCTTCGATGCGTATCGTGCCTGGGTAACTATCGAGGCCGGGCATTTCGAAACCATCCAGCTGCCCGACGGCACCCTCCGTAAACATCCCCGTAGCATTTCTTTCGCGAGCATGGACGAAACCGAGTTCCAGCAACTCTACCGTGCCGCGCTGGATGTGCTGTGGCGCTGGATATTATCTCGCGTTTTTCGCGATCAGCGAGAGGCCGAGAACGCCGCCGCGCAGCTGATGAATTTTGCGGGGTGAGCATGGCTAAAAAAGCTCGTCGCAAATGCAAAACCTGCGGGGAATGGTTTCACCCGCAATATGCCAACATCTGGTGGTGCTGTCCTGAGCACGGCGCTATCTACGCGCTGGAGCTGCGCGCCAGGCAGAAGGTGAAAGAAACAGCTAAGCGGGTCAAGGCAGAGAAGAAAGCCGAAATGGAAGGGCGTAAGCGTGCCGCTGAACGCCGCCAGGCAGTGAAACCTCTAAGTCACTTCCGAAATCAGGCGCAACAGGCTTTTAACGATTTCATCCGGTACCGCGATCGACACCTCCCGTGCATCAGCTGCGGGCGGCATCACGACGGTCAGTATCATGCCGGGCACTTTCGCACGACAGGGGCGAATCCGGAATTACGCTTCAACGAGGACAATTGCCATAAGCAGTGTGCCCCCTGTAATAACCACCTTTCCGGAAACCTGACGGCATACCGTCCGGCGCTTATCACCAAAATCGGTCAGGCGCGCTTTGATGAATTAATGGACCCACATGAATTACCGAAGTGGGGTCGTGAAGATTACATCCGCATCCGCAATAAGTACCGCGAAAAACTTAAAGAACTGAAACAGCAGGAGGCCGCATGACAACCCCCCCAAATCTTCCAAATAGGCTATGTAGCCATAGTGGCCTTCCTGCTGATTATCGACTGGTACGCCAGCAAGGCAGGGAAGGTATGACCCGCGACGATATAACCCGATACCAGCAATGGTCTGTCAAACGTGCGCTGGGCCTGTTACCGATAAGAAAAGCCCAGGATGACCTAATAGAGCGGATCATAAAAAACGAAGAAAAGCGGCGTAAGACCAGAACAGGAGCAGCGGTATGACACAGCAATATTTGCAGTATGTTCGTCAGGAATTGATTACCGCCACTGCCGACCTGAGCGGTGCAACAAAAGGGCAGCTTGTAGCATGGGCTGAGAACGCGCAATTCGACACCTGTCGGCTCAAGCGCAAGCGCAGGCGCATTCGTGATGAGGTGACAGGAAAAATGATCACCATGACCGGTGACCCCGTTCCAGGACAGCAAAGCAGGGCGAAAGGATCGTCAATCGCACTGGTTAAGCCAGTAGAGTATTCCACTGCATCATGGCGGCGCGCTGTGATGAGTATGGATGAGCATCAAAATGCCTGGTTATTATGGAACTACAGCGAAAATGTTCGGTTTGAATATCAGGTAGCGATAACCCGGTGGGCCTGGGCAGAGTTTAACGCGCAAATAGGCGCGCGAAAGATTGCCGGGAAGACGCGGGAAAGACTGAAAGCGCTTATCTGGCTGGCAGCGCAGGACACTAAAGCGACCCTGTCAGGTCGTGATCCTTATCAATATGCAGACCTCGCCGCGCTCGTTGGTGTTACTAAGTCCAACTGGTCCCAAAACTATGTAGAGCACTGGGAGTGCATGGTAAGCATATTTAAACGTCTTGACTCACAGTCTCTGATTCAGGTTTCGCGATCACGTTCACAACAAAAGACAACTAATTATCAGCAAGGTATTGCATAAATGAACTAAATAGGCCAATATTGAGGCTAATTTGATATCGTGCCAATGTTGTACGCACTGGCAGTAAACAGATTTAGAGCCCGAGGTTAATCGCCTTGGGCTTTTTTATTCGGCTCAATCGCTGCGCCGAATCCCGAGCTAATCGGCTCACCAAGGCAACTCGAAACAGAACACCAATTACCCTGGCTAATTCCGGGGTTTTTTATTTTCAGGCCCGAACAATCAACCCCCATCGAACCTTTGCCTGAGTGTTCGTGGCCTGATCCTTTGACTACTCACAGCACCCGCATTAACAGCGAGGTGAGAGCATGTACCGTATGAATACAAGCAACGGCTTTTGGTCGTATTTCTGGAGCGCCATAACAGGGTTTCTGACCATGCTGACATTACAGGATGTGCTGTTCGCCCTGGGTGCGGTGGTGACCGCGCTTTTTACGTGGTTGACGTATCGATCCAATAACAAGCGAAACCTGGCAGTGATTGAGGAAGAGCGTAAGCGTACCGACATTCTCAAAACCGCATATGCCCGTGGTGACGTTAGCAGCATCCCGGAAGCGGCAAAAATCGTTCAGGACATCGACGCGGTAATGCAGCCGCAGGATAAATAACATGGCTATGTCTTCCACACTTCGAAACCGGATTATTGGGGCTATCGCCGGAGGTGGCGGGGCAATTGTTATTGCGACAGCTATGGTGTCCGGGAAAGACGGGCTGGAAGGGCGCGAGCATGATCCATACTACGATGTGGTTGGCGTTCTCACCGTCTGCGACGGGCATACAGGGAAAGACATTATTCCTGGCAAGCGCTACACCGACCGGGAATGTGACGCACTAACCCGTTCCGACATGGCCCGCATCGCCCGTCAGGTTAACCCTTACATCAGGGTGCCAACCACTGAAACCCAGCGGGCCGCCATCTACTCTTTCGCCTATAACGTCGGCGCAAATGCCGCGATAAATTCCACTCTGATGAAAAAACTTAACGCCCGGAACTACACCGGCGCATGCGATGAGTTACGCCGCTGGGTGTATGCAGGCGGTAAAAAGTGGAAAGGGCTGATGAACCGGCGTGAAGTTGAGCGCGAAGTCTGCCTGTGGAGCGAGAAGCCGCAGAAATCTGACAGTGGTTTTGGGCCGCTGAATCCCGGAACGCCACCATCTGCGCCGGGGGTGTTTTGATGAACCGTGTAATAGCCATTTTTGGCGCTGTCATCGTCTGTCTGATTATCGGGCTTGGCTGGGCGGTTAATCATTATCGTGAGAATGCAGCCACCTATAAAGACCAGAGAGACAAGGCTACTGAAAAGCTGAATCTCGCTAACGCCACCATCAACGACATGCAGGTGCGTCAGCGTGATGTCGCGGCGCTGGACGCTAAATACACAAAGGAGCTTGCTGATGCGAATGCTGAAAATGATGCTCTGCGTAGGCGTCTCGATAATGGTGGCAGGGTGCGCGTTAAGGGAAGGTGTCCCGTCCAGGGTAACGCCTCCGCCACCGGCAGCATGGGCGATGCAGGAACCGTCGAACTCTCTGACCTTGCTGGACGAAACGTTCTCGGTATCCGATCCGGAATCATCCGCGACCAGAAAGCCCTGAAATATTTGCAGGATTACATCAACACACAGTGTCTTAGGAAAAAAAAGCCCTCCTGAGGAGGGCTGGTCAGAAAAGATAATGTAATATCATTTTTTATAATTCCTTAATTACTCAGCTCAGACATCGTGACTCTACCCCTGGGTTGGTAGAATTAATAGTATGATCACTAATTCTGACTTAGCAAGCATAAGCGGTGTGTTTGATGTTTCATACCGCTCCGTATAGCTTATTCACGCTGAAAGCCTATACTTATAAAGCAGTAAATCGCTGCTTATAAATACAGGAACATGTCATGAATAATCATTCCTTGAACGTAAGTAAAGACGTGCCGAAAAAACCCGATAACAATCCGAAAGATAACGATAAAAATCCACAAAAAAATAAAAAATAGCTGCTCAGGCTAACGTTAATCATTCCTTGCATCGGCACACCTGTTCCTGGAGGCTCAGCCATTGGTGCACCTGTGCCGATGGCTGACTTACTGCAAGTGTTACAGAACCAGGCTTTTCGGACACAGATAAATCCGGAGTTCGCTGTAATACTTGACGATTTTTGAATGCCCTTCAGGAAGACTAATAATAATTAACCGCCCGCGGGCGGTTTTTTATTATTGAATACAGACATGTACCCAACGGAACCTTAAAAAATAACCTTGCGCTGGATAAGAAGGATATTAATAAGTGAAGGTATACAGTTAATTTTCTCTGAATCTTCTTTTCGACTCTTGTTCATTGATGTACTCAAAAGGCAGTAATTTTTCTGGTTTGTTATCCAAAAACCATCCCTGGCTGTTGCGTTTAAGAAATGCGCCTGTTGCAAAGTTAATATTACTTACACTGCGAATTAATGCGAATTTGCCATTATTAAAAGCGACCCGGTGAATGCAAATCGGATGTGAGGCCTCTCCATGAAGCCGGCTCTCAACAATCTCACCTGTAAGCATTACGTCTGAAGTATTTTTCATGATCGCTTTCTGTCTCTTAGTATTCTGGTTAAAAATATCATTTATGAATGCAGAGCGGTTTATCCTCCAATACACTTACATTCAGATGGTAAGAAATCCAGACTGCAGTACGGGCATTCGAGAGGTGAATTTTTACGCATTTTACCTGCTTTCTGGTCTGCGACCTGAGAGCATCTCGGACATGTGACATGCACCGGACGCTCCCTGAATTGCCTAAGTCCGCTGGTGTACGACAAGGTTTGTGCTCCAGACTTGTATAGAAAGGTTAGAGTTACCAGAAACGTATTGCTGGATGAGTGTGGTTAAAATCCCGCACGAACAAGTTAAGGTTGCTTACCGTTCCTCTGGGAGAAAGAAGTGTCCACAATGTGGGCAGATACAGGTAATGTTCTTACGGATTTTACTGCTTCGTTGTTCCATTACATGAGAGCAGTGCGGACAGTTAACTTTAACGGGCTTATCCATGAACATCTTTAGGTCATCGAAAATAGTCATAATATTTACCTGGTAGATGTATGGGTACTCATTGTATTCCTCCTGATTTTTATTTGCTCACTTATTGTTCAGTTATGCTTTTCCTCATGATGAACCAGGTGGTTCGATATTCTGCTTTTTGCGAAGAAAATCAAACTTTCCGATAAAAAATTCCCTTATATCTTTATTAGTAAACCACTGGCACCCAAGGGGTATTTTGCGCCTTGTAGCGCGCTATCAAGCGAGTCTTTCATGCTTTAGCCTGGCGAGATTGTTACTCAGGCGGCCAACACTTAACACACAAACAGGACAAACTTATGGCTGGAGATAGAATATTAAGGCCATACCCATCAAGCTTGTTTATCGATAACCCTGACTTCAAACCTTATAATCGCCTGGTGCCGGCGGAAGATGTCCACGAGTGGATACATGCCGAAATACTGAGCGAAGAAGGTACATTGCATAATCCTGACCATTTCCATTTGCTGGAAGCTGACATCGTGTTCATGTGGGCGTCGAATGCGTTCGCGAAGAAGGGGCGCACAGTGCTGGGGCAGTGTGAAGAGGTAATGATGCGCGCTGGTGGATGGCAAAAAGCCCGGATGGAGCAGCAGATGTACGAATGGTTCGGACGTATTCCCGATTTCATAATCACCCTGGCGGCTGATTACTGCGCTCAATGTTCCGATTTGGAGTTCTGCGCGCTGGTGGAACATGAGCTTTATCACATCGCACAGGAAACTGATGAATTCGGAGCACCGAAGTTCTACCGGGAAAGCGGGCTGCCAAAACTGAAACTGCGCGGCCACGATGTGGAGGAGTTCACTGGCGTCGTTCGCCGCTACGGTGCCAGTCACGATGTGCAGCAGCTGGTTAACGCAGCGAACAAGCCTGCGGAAGTTGCTCACCTTGATATCGCCAGAGCGTGCGGAACGTGCATGCTGAAGCTGGCATAATTTTGGATTGATTTGGAAGAGTGGTGATTTATGGCTGCGCTAAAACCTGACGTGAAAGCCTTCATCGTTCAGGCTCTTGCGTGCTTTGATACCCCATCTATTGTCGTGGAGTCCGTCCAGAAAGAATTCAACATCAGGATCACCCCGCAGCAGGTTGAGAGCCACGATCCCACAAAGGTGAGCGGCAGAGGGCTTGCTAAAAAATGGGTTGAGCTTTTCAGTGCCACCCGCGAACGGTTTCAAACCGAAATCTCCGACATCCCGATCGCCAACAAGGCGTACCGGCTGCGTGCCCTCGACCGAATGATGACGAAGGCCGAGACAATGCGGAATATGGCGCTGGCAGCGTCACTGATGGAGCAGGCGGCTAAAGAGGTTGGTGATGCCTATACGAACAGGCAGAAGCTGGAACATACAGGAAAGGATGGTGAGCCCATACAGCATAATCACACAGTAAGCGCGGAGGATCTGACTGATGAGCAGCTCGCCGCAATTATCGCTGGTAAGCAGACAGGAGGCAGCGGCAGAGTTACTTAAACGTCGCGAGGCGCGGGCCAGTCTTCACAACTTCATTCAGTATATAAATCCGGAATACATCACCAGCGCGTTCTCGCAGACGGTTTGTGACGCTCTGGACCGGTTCCTGTTGGATATGATGAACGGCGTTCGACCGATACTGATACTGGGCGCGCCGCCTCAGCACGGTAAATCGGATATCGTCTCGCGTTACCTGCCAGCTTATTTCTTCGGTAAATACCCGGAAATGCGCGTGGGCGCGCTGTCGTACTCTGCTGATCTGGCCGGTGACATGAACGCCGATGTTCAGCGCATTATGTCCACGCCTGAATACCGCAACTTATTTCCGGGTTCATGGCTGGGCAATAAGCCCGCGGACGGTGTCGCTGTAAAGCGCAATACTGATGAATTTGGTATCGCCAATCATAAAGGGACGTATGTCTGTGCGGGCGTAGGTGGCCCGTTGACAGGTAAGAAAATCGATCTCGGTATCATTGATGACCCGATAAAAAACGCCAAGGAAGCACTCAGCCCGACAACAAAAAAATCAATCTGGAACTGGTACGTTTCGACGTTCAAAACGCGCCTGTCGAAAAACAGCGGTGAAATCATCATGGCGACCCGCTGGGCGACGGATGACCTTTCCGGGCGTGTAGTGGAAATCACGCCACGAGCTAAGGTGCTGGCGTTCCCTGCAATCAACGAGCAGGGCGAGGCGCTGGTACCAGAGCTGCACCCGAAAGAGAAACTGCTCGAAACCAAAGCCATCCTCGGGGATTACTTCTGGTCTGCAATGTACCAGCAGTCACCGAAACAGGCTGGTGGCTCAATCTTCAAAGATGACTGGATCCGGTATTACCTGCCAAAAGATTTACCTACCAGCTTCGATACCGTCATTCACAGCTGGGATATGACGTTTAAGGACAGTGAAGGCACTGACTTTGTGGTCGGCCAGGTATGGGGCAAGAAGGGGGCTAACGCCTACCTGCTTCACCAGGTGCGAGCCCGCATGAGTTTCACCGCAACGCTCAAAGCCGTTAAGCGCATGGCAGATGAATTCCCCAAAGGCCTTCGAAAGCTGGTGGAGGATAAGGCCAACGGCCCGGCGGTTATTGATTCACTGAAAAACACCGTGCACGGTCTGGTTGCGGTGGAGCCGGACGGGAGCAAAGTAGCCCGGGCACATGCGATCACCGCTGTATGGGAAGCGGGTAACGTTTTCCTTCCTCATAAAGACATTGCCCCATGGATAACAGAGTTTGTCGAAGAAATTACCACTTTTCCTGTCGGTGCTAACGACGACCAGGTCGATGGCATGACGCAGGCACTTCGGGATCTATACCAGAGAAAAACACTCAGCCCACTGGACATCATGTAATGACGAAAAAAAATATCGTTGGTCGTCTTAATGATGGCCTGGTCAGCTTAATGACTTCGCTCGGCGAGAAGATCGGCGCGGTGCGGTACAGCAGCAGTAAGCGCGACATACCGGATAGAGAACTACTCGCGATGTATAAACAATCATGGGTAGTGAAAAAGTACATCAACAAAACAGCGGATGACATGCTCAAGCTGCCCCGCAAGTTTTCGGGCGACGTTGACAGCTCAATAACTCAACGCATTGCTGATGCTGAGAAAGAGCTGAAACTGAGTGCGATCTTTCACAGCGCGCTGGGGTGGGCATCCCTGCTGGGTGATTCGTTAATCGTGGCTATCACTGATTGTGCTGACGAGCAGATCGCCTCCCCCCTCAATTTGCAAAACGAAGATATCGTTAAGTTCCTGGTGTTTCGGAAGGGGGAGTACACGCCGGACAGCAACATCATTAGTGATATTCGCTCAGATAATTTTGGTGAACCGCTGACCTATCAACTGGATGTTGGTTCAAAGCAGCTTAAGTTTCATCATTCCCGTTGCTGCCGGACAAAGCTTGGCAAACATAGCCTTAAGGATCGCGTGAAGTTCGGCACGTCAGACCTGCAGGCTCCTTATGAGCACATCAAAACCTTCGACACTGCAATCCTGAGTACCGGTGACACCATCCAGGAGGCTAACGTTGATGTGTTGTTTATACCGGGAATGAATGACCAGATTGCAGGCGGTCAGGAAAGCCAGGTACGCGAGTACGCCAGGGTGATGAAGGAAACCAAATCCTCTACCGGGCTGCTGCTGATTGATGCTGGCGATGGGCAGACGCAGGGGCGCTATGAGCAGAAGAACGCGCAGTTCACTGGCTTGTCGGAAGTTATCAGTAAAATGGCGATTGTGCTGGCCGGGGCGCTGGACAGGCCAATCACGATCCTTTTCGGTCAGGCGGCCAGCGGATTCAGTAGTGGCGAAGAGGACAACAAAGCTTACTACGAAACGATTAACGGGCTTCAGGAGTCCCGCCTGCGGCCAATGCAGGAGTTCACCGACAAGTTCATTCTGGACAAGCTGTCTGTGACTCAAGCCCTCGCGTATGAATATCCCACGATAGACAGCATAAACGAGACGGAAGAGGCGACGCGGTTCAGCCAGTACGCAACGGGATTCAATGCGCTGGTGACGTCGTCAATTGTGACGGAAGAAGTCGCAATCAGAGAGATGATTAACCGCGGCGTCCTGAAGACGGTCACCGAAGAAGAAATTAAGGGGATCGTCAGCGCTGGCGGTTATTCTGGTTCATGGGGTGGTTATGGAACTAAAACTGCTACTGGAGCGCCAGCAGGGGCGGCGTAAGCCTCGCAGCCGGAGGATGCGTCCCCCAACACCGAGTAAGCGCGCTGAGGTTTGGTACCGGGATCGGCTTATAGAGTTCATTGACGGAATGGTTCAGGCCTACATTGAAGAGCTGGACAAGCCTACCCTTACTGATGCACCTGATACCACTCCGCTGTCTGTTACGGCGCGACTTGCCGCTGTCATGCAGCGCCTGGCGAGCATTTCCATCAAGGAAGTCGCCGCCAGGCTCTCTGCCGGGTTCGTCGCGCGTGCGAACTTTCAGAACAAAGAACAGACGCAGCGCACTTTCTTCCAGGCTTTTGGAATCGACCTTACCGGCTTGCTCGGCGATGGCGCGATAAAGCCGGAAATGGAAAAGGCGGTAAGTGACAACGTTGATCTGATCACCTCCATCCATACCGATTTTATCCACGATATCGGCGAAGCGGTTTTCGCCAATATGAAGGACGGCGGCCGCCATGAAAACCTGATCGACATAATCAAAGAGCGCGGAGGAGTTACCCGAAGCCGCGCGAAATTCATCGCGCGCGACCAGACATCAAAACTTAACGCTGACTTCACGGAAGCCCGGAACGCTGCGCTGGGCCTTGATATTTACGAGTGGAGCGGCACAGGGGATGAGCGTGAACGGGACAGCCATTTAGTGCTGAACGGCATGCTCTGTAAATACTCCGACCCGACAGTCTATTCAGACGACGGCGGCAAGACCTGGAAGAAGCGATCAACTATCGGGGCATTTATCGGCAAACCTGGTGAAGATTACCAGTGCCGGTGCCTCGCTCTCCCTTACGTCTCATGGGATTAATTTATGAAGTGGAAACGAACACCGCAGGGGTACGTGATTACTACTGCGACGATAACCCGTGCCGGGCCGATTGAGTATTACGGCCACGAACTGGGGTTAACCGGCAGCGATGCCAACAAAAAAATCACCGTTATCCGCACCCTCGACGAACTGTCTAAACCCGAAACACTCGCTTCCTTCAACGGCCTCCCGTTCACCATTACTCACCCCGATGACGGGGAGGTGACCGCAGCAGACCATAAAGACAAGGCATCTGGTCACATTGCTAACACACGCATCGAAGGTGGTGAGGTGGTTTGCGACGTTTATCTGACTGATGCCGCAGCAATAGAGACGCTCGAGGATACGGGGATACGTGAGGTTTCAGTGGGGTATGAGCCTGCGGAGCTGGTGGAGCGTGGCGGGAAATTTTACCACATCAATATTCGCGGCAATCACGTCGCGGGCGTGGCAGAGGGGCGTTACGGGCCTCAGTGTAAGTTAAACGACAAAAAAGGTAAGCCAATGTTCAAAACATTAACTGATGCCCTGCGTTTCCTGAAGGGCAAAAAACTCAAGGATGCGGAAGGCGCCGCGCTAACTCCTGATGAACTGGTCGGAATGATCGCCGCACTGGAAAAAGCTCTGGAGGATTTGAGTGTCCAGGGAACAGAAGAAGCGACGGCGCAGGCTCAGGAAGTGCTGGCGCAACTCGCAGACCTCAAGAAACAACTGGAAGGCATGACCGGGGCGCCGGTGACCACAGATGAAGATCCAGGCACTGCTGGTGGCGATGACAAGGACACGAAAATCGCTGCGCTTGAAACAGAAAACGCCGATCTAAAAGCGAAGATTAAGGCGCTGGAAGACGAGCTTGAGCAACTGAAATCTGGCAATGAAACCAGCACTACGCTTGCTGACGCAAAAGCCCGATTCCCGAAAGTTAATTTCAACGATGCCAAATCAGCGCGTGACGTTCGCGCCGCTGTTCTGGTGAGCACTAAGGCATTTAACGATGCCCAGGTCAAAACAATGACCGATAGCGAAGTACGTGCGGCTTACGCAGCCATTCAGGCGACCTCTAAGCCGCGTAGTGAAATCGGTGCTCACCTGCTCAACGACTCCTCGAAACAAAGCACCAAAACCGCAACTCAACGCCTTGGGGGTAAATAATCATGGCATTTGGATTCACTGACTGGGACGGTGCCAGCGGCACCATTAAACCTGGTTCCATCAAACGCGCATCCAGCTCGAACGATAAGGTCTGGGGCGAAGAGAACCGCACCGAAATCGCGCTGCCATACGGCACGTTTGTCGCCGTCAATCCTGAGGGTGGCGTGATGCCACTGGCGGCAGGGACACGTATCCACGGGATTGTGGTTCGTGACATTTATGGCGACGCCGCACCGCACAACAAGCAGGTAAACGTCGGACATTTTTCTCATGGTGATTGCGTGGGCGCGCTTACGGTTGAAGACGCTGATTTTGCCCGCGGCGACACGGCATACATCGTTGCAACCGGGGCGGATGCCGGAAAGGTCACCAATGAGGCGGCTGGCAATATCGATCTGGGTTACTGGGTTGAAGACGTGAGCGCAGGCAACAACTGCGTTGCTATCACCCTGGGTTACGTACAACAAACGGCGGGAGTATAACCAATGCCAATGGAAGCCGCAGAATTTGAAGAAGTGCTGCAGGAAGCGCTGACTGAGCGTGATATGCAGCTGCAGGAAAAAGAGCTGCCGGAAATCAATATCGGTGAGGCCATTCCGGTGAAAGAGGGCCTGGATTTCTCGCTGGAATATGTTGATTTCGGCGTGTCCGAAGTGGTCGGTTCGGTTAAAGACGGCATCATCGGCAATAAAACCAACAGTCTGAAAACCATCGACAGCGAAATCGAATGGCTGAAAGCACCTGTTGGCCAGTGGGCTAAAGCAGCCACCTGGACACAGCAGGAGCTGGAAAAGATTGCCCGCCTGAATATCAGTTTGCAGTCCAAAAAGCAGGACGACCTTTATGCCAACGCCCTGGCCACCATTCAGTATGCAGGTTATGTCGGTCACCAGGGGGTAAAAGGTCAGGAAGGGCTGTTGACGGGCAAGAACGTCCAGTTAATTACTGATACCAGCAACAAAACCATTGCAGACATGAGCTCTGACGAGTTCGTTAAGCTGGTCCTGGATGCCTATAACGTCGCCTGGCGCAAATCCAGCTACCGCATTCAGCCAACGAATATCGCTATGGATGCCAGCGATTTTATGCTCGCCATGCAGAAGTTTGACCCGAACCCCATCATTGTCGGCACTGACATGCTGCCGATTGCGGCGATGGATCGCATCATGGCTGCGCTGCGCAAAGCCTCCGGCAACGAGTCCTTTAACATCTCGTTCGTTAAAGTGCCAAGCAATTACGCAGTTGGCATTAAGGCAGGTAAAACCCGAATGGCGGTTTACACCTACGAATCGGATTACGTGGAAATGGAAGTTCACATGCCGGAACTACTTGCCGTACGGCAGCGCGATCTGCTGACCTATGAGTGCGGATATCGCTCAGCCTTTGGTGGCGCTATGTGGAAACAGCCGCAGTCCGCTGTTTATGTCGATTACAAATCCTCACCGGCACCGCAGTAAACAAAGGGGGTAGCATGGAATTCAAAACACGTTACCCCGAATTTGCCAGCACCTCACCTGAACGTATCGCAGGCGCGCTACAGGATGCAGAAAACCAGATGAGCCGCAAAGTATGGAACAAGCTCTATGAGCAAGGGCTTCATGCTTTAGCGGCGCATTTGCTTTACACCTCCGGTGCGCTTAGCCCGTCAGGTAGTCATCATGGTAAACCCACCCAGGCAATCTTGAACCGCGCTGTCGCTGGTGTGTCGGTGGGCTACTCTGCGCCGGACGCAGGTCTGGGCACAAACCATGGCGGCTTCGGATCCAGCAGTTATGGCCAGGAGTATTTACGGTTGCGTAAGCTGGTGGGCGTGCATGTGCTGGCTATTCGGTAATGAACGGGAGTGATTTTTTATGACTCCTGAAGAAACGCTAAAAATCACCACTGAATACCTGAAGAACCTGGAAGCGATGAAAACGCATTACGTTGCCGTGGGGTTGCCGGCGGGCAAAGTGGGAAATAAAACCCACGATGACGGAACATCGATAATTGAGGTCGGGGCGGTTCACGAATTCGGTGCTGAAATCGATCACCCTGGCGGTACGGGTTATATGGCAACTGGTGGGAAAGCTACTTTTACCCGTAATTCGTTCATGGGGCCGGTCAGTGGCTTTACCGCAGCCCACAAGATAACCATTCCCGAACGTTCCTTTCTTCGCGCTCCCTTCACCCTCAAAAAGTCGGAAATTAACCGGGCAATCGAAAAGGCATGTGAAGCCGTAGGTTCCGGGCGAATGGATGCTGACACCGCTTTAAATTTGATAGGCGCGACGGCGCGAAATATCAGCGTGAAGGCCTTTGAGACCGCCGGGTATGGCACGTGGCCAGATATCACTGCTGCAACTAAAAAGGCAAAAGGATCGTCTGCGCCGTTAATCGATACAGGCGCCCTGCGCGGTGCCATAACGTGGGAGGTTCGTAAGTGAGCGATTTATCAGACCTTGATATGAGCGACGCGCTAATCGGCTGGGAGCGGCCCGTAAAACTCAAAACCAGAACTGAAATCACCATTGATTTTGAACCAACGGTAATCGTCACAAGCCAGGACATTCTCGCGGTGGTGCAGAGCACCAACAAAGAAAACCTGACGATGGATAGCCTGGACTGGTCGAAAGAGTATTTGCTTATCCACTCACGGCTGAAAATCGAAACAGGCCAGTACATCGAAAAAGATGGACGGGACTATAAAGTCGTCTCGCCAGCGGATTATATGGACTACGGCTTTTGCGCTGTTATTGCCGAGGAAACAAAACTTCCGCTACTGGTTCCAGCGCCATGATCCAGCCGCATCTTAAGGCTGTGGCGCGCTTTGTGCGCGATCTCCTGGGTTATGACGAGCAGCTTATTAAATTCGACCGCAGGAACATTCAGGCCTCCGATTTCTCAACCAGCTACATCGTTGTTAATGGCTCGCTCCCCCAGTCGGTTCTGGCGCGCGGACAACGATTCAACGGTGCAACGGAAGTGATGACATACACCGCCTCGGTGAGTCATTCGATTGTGCTCGAGTTCTGGGGGGACAATGCCGGGGCCAACGCAGAAGCCTTTCTGATGTTGAGTGAGAGCCAGCGCGCTAACGAACTACGGCGCATGCATACCCTGACTATCATGGCCGTTTCAAATATCACCGATGTCGGGCAACTACTCGGCCAATCCCACGGCAACCGCATTCACCTCAGCTTTAACGTTCAGTATGCGCCGGCGCACGACGTACAGACTCTGCGCATCGACACGCCGGAATTTCAATTTTTAGAGGATAAGTAAATGCCTGCTTCAATCAACAACGTCATTAACGTGACTCTTCTGGAAGAAGGACGGGCGGCCGCGCGCGATAACATCAACGTCTGCGCCATTATGACCAGCCAGCCAGGGGTACTCAGCTCCGCCGAACGCTGGCGCTCCTATAAATCGCCGTCAGCGGTAGAGCAGGACTGGGGGGCGTCTTCAGTAACTGCGGCTTTTGCAAACGCATTTTTTGGAACGAGCCCAAACCCGGTATCAGCAGGCGGTACGCTGGTAATTGGCTACTGGAATGCAGCGGGCGACACGTTGCCAGCTACCGCCGGTAATCTGCGTGGCGCTGAAATATCGCAGGCCGCGATCCTTTCAGCATTACGCGGGCATGACGACTGGTCTTTCACCATCGAAATAGATGGCGTAGAGCTTGATGTGACAGGGATTGATGGCACGTCCGCGGCGACACTCTCCGATGTTATTTCTCAGGTTCAGGCGTCTATCACCCCTGCCATTGCCTCGGTGGTATTTGATGGTGCCCGTATCGTTATTACCAGTAAAACCACGGGCGCAGGATCATCAGTAGGTTTCCCGGTTGCCGCTACAGAAGGCACGTTTATTGGCGATTTGCTGGCGATTGCCACCGGATCAGGCGCAGTGAAAAATGACGGCGCCGCGCCCGTGCCAGTTCCACCGGAAACACAGCTTGAAGCCGTCAGTCGTCTTAAGGCGCTGGTAAATGTTAAAGGGATTGCTTTCATCGACAAAATTCTCGATGCGCAGGTGCCGTTAATCGCCTCCTGGGCTAAAGCGAATGCAGTGATCGTCTATGAGACGTTTACCGGTGCCGCAGCTCTGGAGGTTGACCCGACTAACCCAGCATGGGCGGTAACACTCGCCAGCCAGAGCAATTTCCGCATGCTCTATAGCAAGGCTGGTAACCGGAAATTCGGCGTCAGTTATATGGCTCGTACGCACACCGTTAATTTTAATGGCGAACGCACGGCCATCACGCTGCATCTGAAAACGATGAATGTCCCGGCTGAGGATTACAGTCAGACGGAAATCGACAAGGCAAAGCGCGTGGGCCTGGACATTTACACCACGATCAAAGATGTACCATGCGTTCTGACCAGCGGCGCGAATGATTTTGTGGATAACGTTTATAACCTCATGGCCTATGTGGACGCGGTGCAGACCGACTCTTTCAATCTGCTGAAAACTACGCCAACCAAGGTGCCACAGACCTACTACGGTGTTGACCAGCTTGAAGATTGCGCGGAGAAAACCACTCGCGGGTTTGTGCGTGCCGGCGTCTTTAATCCCGGCACCTGGACGCTTCCGGATTTCTTCGGTGATCGCGATATGTTCCTGCGCAATATCGAACAGAACGGATTTTACGTCCTGGCCGGTGACCTGAAAGACCAGTCAACCGCAGACCGCCAGGAGCGTAAGTCACCGGTGCTGCAAATCGCTGTTAAGAATGCCGGCGCCGTGCACAGCGAAGACATCATTATTAATTTCAACAAGTAAGGAGCGGTAAATGTCTCAGATTGTTATCAGCGCAGATACCGCCACTATCGTGCTTAACGGGCGAATCATTACGGATATCGCGGCGGGGGATTACGTCACGCTGACGCCATCAAATGCGTTAACCAGCCGCGCCAACAGTGCCCAGAATGGTGTGACCATTTCCCGGCGCGTGGATGCGGGCGTGCATGTGATGGTGATACGCGTCCAGAAGTTTTCGAACGATGATGTGTGGCTTAACCAGCAGCGTAACGCGGCTATTCCGGTAATTATCAACGGTTCTATTAAAGAGTCGTTTGTGCGGGATGGTGCAGCGCTGAAGGAAACCTACGATCTACAGGCTGGCTCTTTCACTACTCAGCCGACCCAGACAAAAAACAACCAGGACGCTAACGCACTCATGGAATACACCATTGAGTATCGCAACGTCGTGCGTAACGTATAGGGACAATCATGGCTAAAGAACAGCAGAATAAAGAGCAACAGGAAAAAGCGCTTGCGATGATCAAGGCCGTATACGACGACGGCTTTGCAGAAATTAACGGCAACCGCTACGACTTCGCTGCAATGACACATAAAAAACGCCGTAAAGTTTTCGCGTTTTTTACCAGCATTGCAGGTGAGCTTACACATCAGTCCATGGCGTTTCTGGACACCGATCGTTTTGATGAAATTGAACGCCTGATGTTTGACTACGTGTTGTATGACGGGGTGCAGTTGTCAAAGCAGCCGGAACACTTCGAATCTTTCCCGGGTGATTACATCATGCTAATCACAACCGCGCTTCAGGTTATCAGCCTGCCTTTTATGGGCGGGAGCAATATGAACTCACGTTCAGAAGCTCCAGACGTTCAGAAATATACGTTAAATCCTCGAACATAAGTGACGACATGAGTATGTATCTGGCGCTCTCAAAGGCCGGATACGGTCCCTATCATGAACTTGTCAAATTAGACACACCAGAGCTGTTTGACATGCTTGAGTTCGAGAATATCAGCGCGGATATCCAGCATCACGAAGCGGAGAAGGCCCGTAATGGCAATAGTTAACGAGCTTATTACCAAATTCGGTTTTATCGGTAATCTGGCACCACAGGAAACCTTCAACGCCAACCTGAAAGCCTCTATTGGTTTACTCGCCGCGATGGGGGCTGCGATTGCGGGTTCTGCCGCAGGGATTGCGGGATGGGTAGCCTCTGTAAGTGACACTGTGGATCCGATGGTTCAGTTCAGTCGAGAAACGGGTGTGGCTATAGAAACCATCCAGACCCTGGGTTATGCCGCATCTGTTAACGGTTCAAGCGTTGACGCGCTGCAGACTTCACTGGCTGAAATGACCAAGCGCGTTGGAGAGTTTGTCTCTACAGGGGAAGGGGAAGCAAAGGACGTCGCCGGGCGGCTTGGCCTTAAGTTCAGGGATTTGAACGGCCATGTTAAATCATCCGACGTAATATTTCGGGATCTGGCGGACAAGTTGCACGGTATGAGCCAGGCAGAAAAATTTTCCGTTCTGGACAAGATGGGTATCGACCGCTCTATGGTGCAGTTGTTATCCATGACGGGCGAGGAAATATCTTCGTTGCAGAACCAGGCCGAGGCGCTAGGTATTGTTACACAGGAACAGGCCGATCAGTTTGCCGCCTATAACGATTCGCTGACCACGCTAGGTAAAGGTTTTGAGGGTATAAAATTTCAGGTGGCCGTTGGGTTTGTGCCCGTGCTGAAAGAGCTGGTAGACGGATTTACGAACTTCCTCATTGTTAATAAAGATCTCATCAAGGACGGGCTCTCGCATCTTGGTGAAATTATTTTCTCGGTGATGGGTATGATCCGTCGCCTTATGCCAATTGTGGCTCTGGCCACGACCGGGTTTATCGCATGGAAAATCGCGGCAATCGGGCTTCAAACAGTCCTTGCCACAATATTTTCACCAGTAGTCCTGATTACTGCGGCTATCGTCGCCATCATTCTCGCTATTGACGATCTGTTGACAGCTATGGAGGGCGGGCAGAGTGTCATTGCGGATTTCTTCATGGATAACTGGGACATCGATATTGTCCCGGCGCTGAACGCCGCTAAAGCCGCTCTGATGGAGTTTATCGATTACGCCATCAACGTCTTTAAACCGCTGGCTGATGCGATCGTCTCCATGTTCAGGATGGTGTGGCATCTCATCACAGGCGCGTTTACGGGTGACTTTCAGGATGCGATGAATGACGCACAGAATGTATTTAATTCCCTTGTTGCGTTTATCACCGGTGCCTTCGGCGTTGTGGGGGACGCGATTAAGTACGTTTTCGGTGATGCCGGGGCGTTCATTGTTAGCGTGTTCACAACTGCCATTGAAAACACAAAGCTGATGTTCTCCGCACTCTGGAAACTGGTAACTGGCGACTTTGAAAGCGCGTGGGCCGACGTCCTAAAAATATTCGACAAAAGCATGGCGCTGATGAAAAAGCCGTTCAATGCCTTTATCGATTGGGCAAAAAACCTTTTCGCCGGGCTTGGTGACTATATTGGCAATGTGATTAACAACGCTGCTTCGAATGCCTGGAATGCAACGAAGTCTTTCTTCGGATTAGGCGATGATGAACAGCAGCAGGGTGTAACCGGCGGCGGTAACGGCGGAATGAGTCCTGATGGTATTCCTTATGGTATGAATGCGGCGGTTGGCCTCGGTGGTGGAGCTTCTTCTTACAACAACTCGTTCAGCTCAAGTCAGCAGATTTATGTTACTGCTCCAGATGCTGTTGCAGCGGGGAATGCCATTGTTGACAGCAGCCAGCAACAGCAGCGGGAAGCAAGGCGTTTCTTTGATCGGGGAGGGCGATAATGGACATTCTTTCCGGCTTGGCGAAGGCGCAGTCATCAGGGAAAGATACGGTTAAGAAGGTAGGGATCGGTGGCTTCTCAATGTTTGCTCGCGTCAACGACTCCACGGCGTATCCTTCAGAAGTCCCCGTAGACGTACTAGAGGATGGTAGCAACGCGTCTGACGATATCATCAATGGCCCGATGACGATAAGAATTAGCGGTGTTGTTGCTGATATTTATGTCGATGCAAAACCAAACACCGCATTTTCATTGTTACCTGATTATTCAAAATATGGCGAGGTGCTTGAATACATTCCTAAAAAAACTCAGCAGCAGTTGCAGAAAATTAATGAAATTGCGGACAGGTTGGAGCAGCGGATCCTCAAGGTGAAGCGCCTGGCGGACAAGGGTGCGGATCTGTTCGGCCTCGTTGGCAACCCGGACACCGGCGGTGCCAAAGGCATTCGTGAGCAGTTTGTGGATTTTATCGAGGCTGTTTATTACGGCAAGCAGCTTATATCCGTCGAAATTGACTATCGGACGCATGAAAATATGGCCCTTAGCGGTCTGACGATCAGCACTGATAACCAGACTCTGGACACCAAATTTGAGGCCAACTTTACAAAGGTTAATTTTACGCAACTTACTACGGCACCTGTTGAGCGTTATTTTAAGAAACCTTCGGCAGCGGCAAAATCGAAAACGGCTGGCGTTGCCAATAAAGGGGCTCAGACACCCTCAGATAATTCAAAATCCGGCCAGTCCAAATCTGTAGCTTACTCATTTAAAGATGCAATCTTTGGTAAAAACTGATGAATCGAATAGAGAACGTTACGGATGAACCTATTCAGAGGCATGTTCTTATATTTGAACGTGGTGAGGCTGTAATTACCATTCGTCACCTCCCTACGGTTGAAATGTGGAAAATGCGCGTAGAGTACAACGATGATTATATAGACGGCGTAAAGTTGTCGCTGGGTACGTTACATTTTCGGCACAAAAACTGGCCTTTCGATATTGCGTTAATTTGTACTGATAATTCCGGCATTGACCCTTATCGATATGATGATTTTGCCAGCGATCGCATCGAAATGTACCTGGTCACACCGGAAGAAATGACTGAGATACGCGGGGGAGACGTGTCGTAATGGAAACCTTTTATCGTGACTATCGGTTAACGGTAGGTATTGGTAATCAAGCTGTGATTATTCAGCCCCCGATAACCATATCTTTTAAAGCGCTCGAGTCAGTCAACAAGAAGTCATTGGGCAAGCTGAGTATCTCCATCAACGGGTTAAAGCCTTCTACGCGCCTGCAACTGGTCAAGGCAGAGGATGAGCAAATTTATATCCCGGTTCGCCTTGAAGTTGGTTATGACGGCAAGATGCGACAAGTATTTCAGGGTTCTGTTAAAAGCGGGGCAGTAAAGCGTGAAGGTGCGATTCATATAGTCAGCCTGGAATGTGAGGATGGCGGTCACGACTATATCAACGCCTTCACATCGCGCACGGTACGCGGCAAAGAACAGGTCGTGGATTCCGTTATGCAGGATATGCCGAACACAAAAAAGGGAGCTGTAACGAAACAACAGGCGCTTATCAGGCCGAAGGTATTGGTAGGTAGTTCCAGTAAAATAATTAGCGACATGCTGGCGCAGGATGAGGAGTTTTTTATCAAAGATGAGCGTCTCCATATCCTGAAAAGCCATGAAGTAACCTCGGGGAATATTCCGGTGGTTAACGCACGTAGCGGCCTACTGAATACCCCTCAGGCTACTAAAATTAGCGCCCAGGATGAAGGTGGCAAGAAGGCCAAAAAGCCGACCAATGAGCCTGATACAGATCCGGCAGTCAAAAAAGAAACCGACTCGAGTACCTTAATCAAATCATCGAAAGGTCAGATTGTCTTCGACACCAAGCTGAACCCTATGCTGATGATCGGCGGTCTTTGTGCTATAGAGAGTGTTACGAACCCCGCGTTGAACGGGGTTTATAAGATTTACCAGATAGAAACCAGTGGTCAGACAAATGGAAATGCCTGGTATCAGAAGGTTGTGTGTCAGCCAGCGGGAAACTATAGAGTTATTAAGTAGCTATTTCATATCAAGACATATTGTCGCGACATAATCACTACTTGCAGAAAGAAACGACTCGACAAATTCCTGATCTGGCCAGTTTTCCTTTCCCATCATTTGTTTTTGCTCCTTAACGAAATCTCGCTTTATCTTTAAACATGACTTGTTTTGTTTTAATCCTTCACGTACCACCCCCCTCATTTGTTTTTCCATTGCTGGTAACTGTGACATACCTTCATTTATTTTTTTCTGGTTAGCATTGGTTGCCTGGAGCGCTTCGAGCATAGCGTTTTCAAACTTTGATTTCGCAATTTCCGCGTAGGGGCCAGCGACAGAGGGGGTGGCAAATAATAATCCAACTATACAAATCATTTTTTTCATAATTCATCCCAGAGAAAAAATATGGTTGACGAACTTCACGACACTATCAGTCTGGGCGTCGATTTCGCGTTGGCTGATGTGCATACCATTGTTATCGCAAAAATAACTGCTGTAAACGATAAAACTATAAGTTGTGTTCCCGTTATCAACCGGGTCGTAAAAGGTGAAAGCAAAAAATTACCTGAGTTTATCGAAGTACCACCGGTGATATTGCAGGGCGGCGATAGTTATATTGCAGAACCAATCTCGGCAGAAGATTACTGTCTCGTTCTCATCTCTGAACGTTGCTACGACGCCTGGTATGCCGGGAGCGACTTTGTATCACCACTTGAGATGCGCATGCACGACTATTCTGATGGGTTTGCGTTGTGTGGAGTAAACCCCCAGGCCACCTCTATCAGCATCCCTTCTGTACGCCGGATGATTCAGGGCGATTCTGACCACAGCGGATCGATGTATCTCACCGGAGATCTTGTGCAGGATGGGGGAAAGACAACTCTTGAAGAGTGCGAGGTGCTCGGACAGATGAAGTACGGAACTCTTCAGACTGCCGGTAAGAATGGTGTAACGGGTCAGTTCAGAAGTGACGACGGCAAAACAATCACAGTAACTAACGGCATCATTACGGGGATCTCATGATTGTTTCGGCACTGGATAAAAATGATGACTGGGGATTCGGCCGCGGGCGGGCGAATTATATTACCGGTGGTGCGGCCATCGCACAAAAAGTGAAGTGTCGGGTGCGTTCTTTTAAAAACGATAACCTTCTCAATATGGATGACAACATCGACTGGCTATATCTGCTGTCTGAGAAAAACACCGAGCAGGAAATACTGCGTGAAATCGAACGCGTAACGCTGGCAACGGATGGGGTGATACGCATTATTAGCCTGTCGATGGAGGTTAATAAATCCACCCGGTCGCAGAGAATCGAATTGCGTATTGAAACCGTATTCGATGAGCAGATGATTATATTTCCTGTAAACGGAGCGTTAAAAAATGGCATTACAATTTAACGATAACGGTCTGGAGATAAATACCTTCCGGGATTTGTTTCAGTCGCTTAGTGATGGCTACAAAGGGATTTATGGGCAAGATATCGATTTAGACCAGGAGTCTCCCGACGGTCAACGCGTGGCAATTGAAACTCAGGCGCGAGCGGATATTGAAGCTGCTCTCCAGTGGCTTTATTCGCAGATGGATCCAGATTTCAATACCGGGGATATGCAGCAGATCATAGCCAAATTACATGGTCTTTACCTGCGTCCCGGTTCGCGTTCTCAACGGGATCTGAAAGTGACAACGGACAGACCCGTTCTTTTATACAGCGGCTACCGAGTACGCGATCAGGCAAACCAGGTATGGTTTGTCGGTAAAGACGTAACAGTACCTGCAGGGACATCAACAGTGACGTTCTTTGCCCAAACCTTTGGGAAGGTAACCGGGTTGGTTAGTGATACGTTTACTCAACTGACTCCTGAACTGGGCATTATAAACATTATCTCCGATATGGACGTGGTTGTTGGCAGGGATGAAGAAACGCCGGAACAATTTCGCCAGCGCCGGAATCGCTCTCTTGAAAACCCGGCAACGGGTAGCACCGGCGCGATATTCGCAAAGGTCGCGCAACTGGCAGGAGTAACCGATCTCAATATTGGAGAGAACGATACAAAGATTGATGACGCGACAACAGGCATTCCAGCTAACTCAATATGGCTTGTGGTAGAGGGTGGGGCGGTATCAGAAATTGTCGAAATCATGGTGAAGCAAAAAGGAGGAGGTACGGGAACAAAGGGAAGCGTTACCGGGCGTTACGTTGAGACTGTAGTGCGCCCCGATGGCTCGACCATGCTGATAGCCCATGACCTCCGGTTTGATCGCCCGGTGTATAAACCACTGCACATCCAGCTGACCGCTAAACGAAAAGTCACCGGTGACCCTGTCGATACTGACACTCTGAAAGCAGCACTGGCAAAGCGTGTAATGCACATTGGTGAAAGTGTCGATGCCAACGAATTTTATGAGAATGGTTACAGCGTTGGTCGGGTTAATTTCGTGTTGACTAACCTACAGATAAGTGAAGATGGTGTGAGCTTCACTGATGGCGAACTTTCTCCTGGCTTTCAGGGAAAGTTTACGCTTGATGTAATGAATATCGCCATCGACGAGGTGATCCCGTGAATGACGATATCATTAACCGTTACACACTGATGCTCATTAAGCAGTACTGGGAGAAGCCCAAAGCAAAGGCTGAAATAAAGTCCATGCTGGCACAGTGGCAGATCATCGCTGACTTTATACGAAATCCGGCTAATTTTGACCTGGACAGCGTTACCGGGTACCGACTCGACGTGATAGGTCGCATTGTTGGATTACCCCGCAGCGTCCCTGAGGTGCTGGCTAAAGTTTTTTTTGGATTTAAGGGGCACCTCAATTCAGCGGGCTTTGGCAGTAAATCAAACGCTGGATACTCTGGCGCGCCGTTCTTCAGCAAATTCGCGCCTGCCTACGGACCTTATCAGCTGGGCGATAATGAGTATCGGCGTTTCCTGAGAGTAAAAATAGCGAGGAACGCTGCCGCGGCGACCATAGCGTCTGAAGATCGCGTAAGCCTGCAGGATGTTATCCAGGCGGCGTTTAACGGCAGGGCGTATGTCACAGACCGTCAGGATATGACACTCGCTCTTAACGTTTCTCCTCAGGTATCGGTGGATGAGCTGCGGCTAATTGTCAGGCTTGGTCTGTTGCCGAAACCGGCAGGTGTCCGTTACGAATATTTCTATCAGGTGACGCCAGGCATGACCTTCGGTTTCTCGAGAAACCCGGATTCCAGAGGATTCGCCAGCAAATTTAATACCGCCTACCAGGGCGGTTTTTTTTCGAGGAAAATTCATGTCTAAGATTGAGAGGTATGCAGGAAACCTTCGCGCATTTGGTTCTAATGCTCAGGGGCTGGAGCGAACACTATTTGGTGAGACTGCGCAGGCAGACGATCTGACTTCACAGGTAACAGCTGCTTTTCTAAGAGGGTGGGGGATCGTCGGGCCTTCAGAGAACCCATCGCTGGAAGATTTCAACGCTGCGATGTATGCATTGAGTCAGTTTATTGCTTACCAGCATCAGATGGGTATTCCTGAGTGGGACGGCGCCCAGGAGTATTACACTGGCTCCCTTTGCGTTCGTGGCGGTGAGACATATTCTTCTCTCGCCGACAATAACATTGGAAATGCCCCGCCCTCTGCAAAATGGACTCCAGTGCTGACGTCAAAAAACGGTCTCCAAAACCTTGGTTTTGATGCCATGGGTATTGGTCTTTCAGGAAATATACTTCAATCCCTTAGCTCCCTTGACTGGCAAACATTCGAATTTGTTACAGGCGCGCTGTATGTGGTTCAGTCAGGCAACATGACAAACATTCCAGCCGGACTAGATGTACCTGGGCCGACATATAACACCCTTATAAGGGTAAATGGCCCGGAGGGGGGGACACGACATGTCGAGGTTATGTACTCAACCACAACCTCTGCAAATTACCGTTACTACCAGGTTCGTGTCGCCGGTTTGTTAGGTTCCAGGACGTTCGTTGTTCGTAAGATTTTCACAAGCGCTGATACGATCCCAACAGCCAACCTCGATGCACCTGGTCGGCTTTTGGGTGCGCCAAAGGTTTTAGCAACCTCAGGCTCATATACACCCGGAGCAAATGTTAAGGCTATCGTTGTCGAAATTGTCGGTGGTGGAGGAGGCGGTGGCGCGGCATCATCCTCAGCAAACTACAACGCGGCGGGCGGCGGCGGCGGCGGGGGCGGATATTCAAAAAAATATATCCCTATCAGCAGCACCGCGTCGATCCCTTACACGGTAGGCTTGGGTGGTAATGGCGCTACCTATCCTGCGGCCAGTGGGCAAAACGGTGGTGCAACCAGTTTCGGTTCTGGTTTTACAGCAACGGGCGGCGGTGGGGGTAACACTGCATCCTCAAACGCCTCAAGTAGTCTTGTAGGCATGGGCGGCGGTGGCGGAACATCATCTGGAGGAAATATAAACTCTACAGGCGCGGGTGGGCAAAACGGCGTGTCGTCTTCACCTACAATTGCGGGCGGAACTATGGGGGCCGGATTCGGTGGCGCTTCTGCTCTCTCAGGACAAGGTGGGCCTGGCGGTGGTGGGCCTGGCGCTGCTACCAATTCTGGAAACCAGAATGTAAATGGTAACCGTGGTAATGATGGCGTGATCATTATTTGGGAGTACGCGTAATGGATAATTGTTATGCAGTAGTAAAAGACGGCATTGTAATAAATATTGTCGCCTGGGATGGTGAAACAGAATGGCAACCCGATGATGGGTTCGCTGCTCAAACTGACGGTTCAGTTGGAATTGGCTGGTTATATGATGGGGAAACCTTCACGCAGCCCCCTATTGAGCCACCGTCGCAAGCACAACTTGTCGCTGCCGCTGAACAGGAGAAGCAGTACAGACTAACCGTGGCGAATAACCAGATAGCACCCTTGCAGGATGCTGTTGATCTGGATATGGCAACTGACGAAGAAGTGCGCTTATTGAGCGAATGGAAGAAATATCGCGTTCTGGTTAATCGCGTTGATACAAATAAATCCCCGGCTATTCAGTGGCCGCCACAACCGCAATAAATAAAAAGGGCGTTTAATTACGCCCTTATATATCAAACTGCCACTGCTTTTTTTACCGATATCAGCGACATCATTTTCTTGCCTACGTTATGGCTTGGGGACTCTATGGTTATATGTAGAATCCACGCAACGGTAACTGACGTTATCGTTGCCGCCATTATGCTGATGAATGGCGAAACACCTGCCGATGTTAAATGGGCAAGGATTGCGTACCCCATGACACCATGCACCACATAGAGTGGGTAGCTGATATCAGCCAGAAAACTCAGTATCCGTGACTGCTTCCAGTGCTTTGAAGTTAGTGCGGAGAGCGTGAAAATCACAAGCGCCACTGTGTACCCGGTGATCGCGGCCTGCGGCTCGTCATTGGTTTTCATGCCAAAGTAAAATGTTATAAAAATGCCTGTAACAATTACTAAGAAAGTCTTGAATTTCAATATCCCACGGAACAGATAGTTAAACGCCACGCCAATAAACATAAAAATCATGTATTCGCTGATGTGCGCCAACAATTTCAGGTTACTGCTCCATGAGTAGCCATGAAAGAAATAAACAAATGAAAAAAGAACTGCCGGGATTAAGAAAAAGAGGACATTACCTGATCTAATCAGTGGCGCAAAAGCCGCGCATACCAGGTAAAAAGCAATTTCTATTTCCAGCGTCCATATTATCCCGTCAATTCCCACTGAACCCATAAGCGCATGAACTCCGGGAATATAATGCGTAATAACCTGCTCAAAGGTATAAGGGAATGCGAAGCCTGACGCATTTCCTGATAGCATCAGGGCCAGCACTGTTACCGAAAATCCAGCAATATACAGGGGATATATACGGAAAAAACGGCCTACAAGGAATGCTGCCGAACTGGCGCGTGTTATTGAAAATGGGATTACAAATCCGCTTATTAGAAAAAACAGGGCCACGCCGAGCGGAGCCCAGGCAACAGGAAAAAAAACAAACCACGTCACATATGATGGGGTAGGAACCTGCTCCACTGTTGGTACTATTGCATTCGCAAGCTGACTCGCTCCCTGCCGGTTGTACCAAAAAACACCAAAATAATGTGAAATTAGTACCGCAACAGCTGCCAAACCACGCAATGAGTTAGCAAACTCAATCCTGCCGCTAGGAGTTTTCACTCGCACCTCCGGTATAAAGCGCATGTGTTTGTATTTACCATGGTTTTTGAAAAGGATATATTTTAAATAAAGAAATCAGTGATTTAATCGGGTGATAATTATTATTAAATTAACTTACGTCAATTTATTTTTGCCGGAACCATGATGATGGTCATTTATTTACTGGTCTTTTGACTGGCTGCGCTTGATCTTCCTTTTCTCAAAAACTACTGTATGCATATACAGCACCAGGAAAAGGAGACTACTATGCCGCGCTTATCAGATATCCGCCCAGCGTTCTACGCAGCACTACACATCAGCCCGAAAGGGAAACGCACAGTCACTACCATTGATTTTGTGGCTGAACTGGCGAAACGCAAACACGACTGGTCACTGCATGAGGCCAACGTGTGGATCGAGCATCATATCGACACGTTCAAAGATATCTCCACTGAAGAGGGCGAGGAGCGGACCTTTATGCTCTACAACCCGAACCAGGGAGGTATGTGATATGGGATTCCCGTCACCTGCAATGGATTTTATCCAGACCCGACTCACTCCTGACATCGTCTGTGGCACGAACGCCAATACGATGATCATCGAGACGACCGGCGGTTATGCGGTAGTGGAGAAGGGTTCACAGCCAAAAGCAGGAGAGTACGTCCTGATTAACTGGCTCGGCCGCAACTATTTCGCCAGGCCAGCGGGTAAGTCGTTAATAACGGAAGATGGTGAGGCGATAGAGGGAGACGCGCTTGATGACGTCGAGGTGATAGGTGTCGTGACGTGGCTGGTCAACCGAACGCGGGATGATGAAGCGCCGGTGATGTGAATGGGGCATGTGTTTGCGGGGAAATGCTAATGTTTATCTGCTTAGTTAAATCGCGGTAGAATGAATCAGTTGCCTATTTTTTAATGCTCAAAAAGGTAGCAGCAAAAACAAAACAGGACAACTTACAGGATAATAAAAACGACTCGGTGAGTCATGTATTAATAAAATCATATGGTTATTGATTAAATGCGGATATTGCTGAGTAACGATGATGGAATTCATGCGCCGGGGATCCAGACTCTGGCGAAAGCCTTACGCGAATTTGCTGAGGTGCAGGTTGTCGCGCCCGATCGCAATCGTTCGGGTGCGTCTAACTCATTAACGCTCGAATCTTCCCTGCGTACCTTTGACTATCCCAACGGCGATATCGCTGTGCAGATGGGCACTCCTACCGATTGCGTTTATCTGGGTGTGAATGCGCTGATGCGCCCGCGTCCGGACGTGGTGGTGTCAGGGATCAATGCCGGCCCCAATCTGGGGGACGATGTTATTTATTCCGGCACTGTGGCCGCGGCGATGGAAGGACGTCATCTCGGCTTTCCCGCTCTTGCGGTTTCGCTCAATGGCTATGAGCATTATGAAACGGCGGCGGCAGTCACCTGCACCATTTTGCGAGCCCTGGAACGTGAGCCGCTGCGTACTGGCCGCATTCTCAACATCAACGTGCCCGATCTCCCGCTTTCAGAAATTAAGGGGATTCGGGTTACGCGCTGCGGCAGCCGTCACCCCGCCGATAAAGTTATCCCGCAGGAAGATCCACGCGGTAATACGCTGTACTGGATCGGCCCGCCGGGTGAAAAATTCGATGCCGGTCCGGAAACCGATTTTGCCGCCATTGATGAAGGTTATGTTTCCGTAACGCCGCTTCATGTGGATCTGACCGCGTACGGCGCGCAGGAGGTTGTCTCCACATGGCTTGATCGTGCAGGAGTGGCTGGGCAATGGTAA